AATTAAGTATCTCCGTGCCGATATGGGTTAAGTCGGATTGTCTTGTTTGTGTAGGGACTTACAGGATGATGCTCCAGCTCAATTCCATGTGTGCTTACATTTAATTAGCTCACAGGTCTAGGAGACACCTTTAGCAGCATGGGAAAGTTACGGAGTCGAGAGCCTATGCCTCGTTGACGCTCTAGCATGATGTCGTGGTTAGTGCTTATCCAGACGTTAAATAAACAAAAACATCAGCTCCATAAATCCTAGCATTGCGTCTAGGCAGGATAACGCCAGATAAGGATTGTGAGTACACAGTCGGCTGCTGGCATTCTCTTCTAAGACATCATCAGGGAGTCTCTCTTGTGTGGCAATGCTCCAGTGCTACGGCTTAGGTGGAACGCACTGTAGAAGCGATAGTGGTAGGTGGAGTGCTGCTGATATTATTCCTCCGATATCTTCAGCACATCAACTTGAGAGATTCCACTAATAGTGTTTTATAACATTCCCTCCAACGCACATCCTCCTGTGCAATCATTAATAACAAGCATACATTTCCTCCTACAAGCCTGTTTCGGATGTTCACCAGAGAATGTCCAGCAGGCTTTCTTTTTTAAGGATTAACGAATAATGAGTAAACAAAAGAATCATATTTATCCAGAAGAACTCCCTGATAACATCACCATGCAAGAGATGGATGTAGGCAAGCAAATGGGCTTGGCTAAGGATGTAATCAGCAAGTTTGTATTCTGGCAAGGTGAACAATGGTGGCAAGCACGAATGCCGCCTACAGACAAGTATCCAGAATATCCTGACGGACGTATCTATTTCACAAAGAATGCGCGAGATCCCAAGGTGCTGAATTTTGCCGTGGATCAGGTGAATGGTAAGGCGCGTGGGAATTTGAAATGGACAGACGGTGAAGGAGGCAACCCGGCGGGGAGGCCGCGTGGAATTTCTAACAAAATAACTGTCAAGAGTGTTTGTGATGCGATGGGTGCAAATCCCGTGGAAATGCTCAGTGCGGTTTTGATGTCGGACGTTGGAACACTACGTAAGTATGGTGTGAAGAATCCTAAAGAGATTACACTAGCTCAGAAGCTATCTATTGCCAAATATCTGTCTGATAAATTGGTTCCAAACTTGAAACCTGTTGAGATTGGCTCTGATGGTGATTGGGAGCCTAATAAGCTAGAAGGCCACGACACCAACGATAACACACCCCAGATTCAGGTGTATATTCCCGGTAAACCTGAACGTGCAGTTTCATTCGCTGCATCTGAGGCCGATATAAAAGAGATTGAATCCAAAGGTGTTGATCGCTATTTGGAAGAAAATGAGGTTGTTGACACAGAGAAGGATGATGATTTACTCGTATGGTCTGTTGACAAGCAACATCAACAATAGTATCTTCAAGGTTTACATTTATAACTTGGAGAGTATATGAAAGAGTTCTATGTTTACGAATACCGCAATCCAGTCACAAAGGTTCCATTTTATGTGGGCAAGGGTTCTGGAAGGCGTTACTTGCAACATCTCACTAGTACACACAATACAGACTTGACTGAAGAAATTGAAAAGTTAAAATCGGCGGGTTTGGTGCCAGATATAGAAAAGGTGTTCTTCACAAGCAACGAAGAAGTCGCACTAAATGTTGAGGAACACCTTGTCAAGTCTTACGGAATCAGGCGTAAAGGTGGACTTCTTTGTAATTACCTTGACAAGTGTTTTTCTGCAAACACTTTAGAAATCCCAGAGGAAGTCTACGATATACTCGGCACAATGCCGGATAGGGTTGTTGGGGAACTGACCGGTATTAATTGGAGCACGCTTCGTACGAAGCGTATAAACAGAGGCATACCGAGTTTTCGGCAGCAATTCAAAGGTAAGGCAGAGTTAGGTGAGTATTTCAAGAAGTATGTAGGCGAGCAGGTTACACTGTTTAATACAAATGGTGATATCATCAATGATGACATTTATAATGTTGCCGAAAAGCTAGAGGTCTCTGTAGCAAGTATAAAGACCTTGTTTAAGGGAGGCACGAAGCAGTTGAAAGGTTGGTACACTGACAGACCTGTTGGCAAAGTCCACACAGACACTGTTAGGGAAGTGATAAGTCCTAGCGGAAACATTTACTCTTTGACGTATCCAAATTTTGCTGCATTGACCAATAATTCTATTAGTTCATCGTCTAACTTTTTCAGAGGCCTTTGCAAATCATTAAAAGGTTGGTATTTGAACACAAGCGAAGGACTAGCTGCTCGTGAAAAGGCTAGGAAACGCTACATCATCTACAAATGGTTGAACAAGGTGACTGGTGAGGTATTTGAAGGCAGGGCTATAGACCTTGAACGTACTTTTGGGCTTACGTCAGGCAACGTACACTCCGCCCTTAATAAGGGTTGTGCTTGCAATGGATGGTATGTAGAAAAAGTTATAGATGACTCAAGGGTATATTGTGAGGATTAATACATGAGTGAGCTAGAGTTAAAAGGCATTACTCACAGTAAGGCTAGGAAAAGGATTGTCGAGGAAATCAACTCTATTGATGTATCCGAGTTTGATCCTACGCCTTGGACGAGTGAGCATATCATAAGACCATTACCGGGGGCGCAAGAGTCGTTCTTAACTACAACAGCACAAGTAGCATTTTATGGAGGTGAATTTTGCGCCTCCCTTTCTCAGCGATGAGAATGTAGAAAACCCATCTAATTCAGGGGAACTCTCATTGAGACAATCCTGAGCGAAGCCTTCTAAAAGAAGGAACGTGCAACGATCAGTCGAAAGACGTAGGCTCAAGCGAGTCGAAACGGTGGGCATCTCAAGTAGATGAAGATATGATCTGGGCTACATAGTGATATGTAGGAGTTCATAAGAGAACCGGCAGAGTAGTAGCGCACTCTGTTGAACACATGTAGGCTGCTGGTTCAGGTAAATCGGAAGGTTTGGTTCTTGATCAACTATCAAGAATACACGACCCCAACTTTGAGTCAGTTACATTCCGAAGAAACACCAAGTCGTTAAAAGGCGCTGGTGGTATTTTCAACAAGGCTGGTAAAGTTTATAAGAAGCTAGGTGCAATTCAGAAGATTAACGAACTGATGTATGTGTGGCCTTCGGGTGCAACATCGCGCTATCGTCACCTAGAACACAATGAACGGACAGCGGAAGATGACCATCAGGGTCTTGAATACTCAGCCATAGACAGATGTGGCACTAAGCAGTGATGTTTAGTTAAAAACCCTGTGAAATACTGGAAAGCTAAGGCGTAAGCTATGCCAATCGGTAGGGATGTTCTTAACAGAATGGCCCCTAGAGACTATCCCGAAAGGGAGTACGCACCAAGTGGTGTGGAAGCGCAGGGCAACTCAAGTAGTTGATGAGATAGTCCGATCTTGCACGAAAGTGTAAGCTGCAAGTAATGTTGCGGGATAGACCTAACGAGTCTATTTGAACCATTGATATTTTGACGAACTTGGTCGCTTCAACAGAGAGGCATTCTTTTACATGCTCTCTCGTATGCGTTCAAATGCAGAAGAACAATCAGTCTGTAGAGCAACATGTAACCCGGAGCCAAAGGAAGCTGAGGGTGGTTGGTTACACGAGTTCTTGAAAGGGTTTTACCTAGATGATTACGGATATCCTATTCCTGAAAACTCCGGCAAAATTCGCTGGTTTATATCTGATGAAGACGGTCATCTGGCTTGGGGCGATTCAAGGGAAGAATTACAAGCGAAATATGGCCTAGATTGTGATCCAATGAGTTTTACATTCATCGCAGCGAATATCAAAGACAATCCCGTCTTGTGTAAAAATCAGCCCTCATACATAACTGCACTGAAGAACCTCGGACGTGTTGAAAGGGAGAGACTTTTGTACGGCTGCTGGGATGTATCCCCACAAGGCTCTGGTTACTTTAAACGTGAATGGGTAGACTTCGTAGAGCACAAAGATGTACCAAAAATGAAAAAGGTAATCCGTGCATATGACTTGGCGGCTTCTATTAAGTCAGAAATTAATAGTGACCCTGACTCAACGGCTTGTGTAAAGATAGGTATTGGCGAAGATGGTTATATTTACGTACTAAATGCAAAAGAGATTCTTGCAAGACCTGCTGGTGTGGCAAAGTTGATCCAAGACACTGCTGAGTATGATGGAAGGAACGTGCCAATTAGCCTTCCCCAAGATGCTGCCGCTGGCGGACTCATCCAGTTTGAACATTATGCCAAACCTTTAATCTTGGCTGGCTATAAGGTCAAACGTTCCAAGACAAGGAAGGGTAAACTTGAACGATTCTCTGGTTTCTCCAACGCTGCTGAGAATGGTATGGTACGTATCGTGAAAGGCGACTGGAATGATAAATACATATCGCAGCTTGAGAACTTTGATCCAGAGAGACGCAGACAGCACGACGATTTCGTCGATTCCACGTCCGATGCTTACAACTGGCTAATCTCCGGCAAAAAACTCCCCGAAAAATTCAAAATCCCATCCCTAACCAAAATGAACGAGTTTGCAAGCAGAATGTTCTAGCCAAAACAATCCACTTGACACTTTAAACTAAATAGTGTCAAACTATTGACACGTACATATCATATCTCTACTATGTAATCAATCGAACGGGGCGGCTTATTCGCCCCAACTTATTTCGGAGGAAACAATGGCAGATAAACGAGCCACAATTCCTCGTGAAATTGGACGAACCGGACTGCGTTACACCACAAAGAATCTTGTCGATGATGAATTAGCACCAGAACTACGCTGGCCTCATTCATTAACAACATTCGACAAGATGAAGTCTGACCCATTGGTTTCCGGCTCCCTTATGATGATCAAGCAATACATTCGTAAGGTGGAATGGGACATTGAGCCTGTTGGTGGTGTCAACGCTTCTGATGAAGATAAAGCTACAGCCGAGATTATCCGTGATGCACTGTTCATGCGAATGGCACGGTCATGGGATCAGGTGGTGGCTGATATATTATCTTTCATTGAATACGGTTTCTCTTTTCACGAACCAACTTACAAAGTGTATAAAGGGAATTTCATCTGGAAAGATTTTCCTTCCCGATCACAGAAAACAATCTCTGGCTTTAAGTTTGATGAGCGTGGTAATCTTGACCAAATCAAACAGTGTCCAGCTAATCTAGCAGGGTTCGCTCCTAAAGCTACAACCGAGATTGAGATTCCTTATTCACGACTCCTCCATTTCCGCACTGACTCTGAACGAAACAATCCTCTCGGACGTTCTATTCTAAAGAATGCTTACTACGCTTGGGACAAGAAAACCAAGCTAGAGTATTATGAAGCAGTTGGTATTGAGCGTGAAATGAATGGTCTGCCTGTATTCCGTATCCCAATGGAATACTTCATGGCTGATCCTCAAGAAGATCCAGATCGCTACAAAGTGTTCCAAGACTTCATTCGTATTGGTACTAATGTGCGTAATAATGAACAGGCTTGCTTGTTCTTGCCAAGTGATACGGACGAGACGTCTAACAAAGAGTTGTTCAACTTCGATCTAGTAGCCAGTCGTGGTACACGTTCTATTGACACATCTAAAGTGATTGAGCGTTACGACTATCGTATTGCACAGAGTATGTTGTCAGACTTCATTCTGATGGGGTCATCATCTAGTGGTTCGTTTGCATTGTCCGATAACAAGATTGGCACATTCATTCAGACCCTAGAGGCTTATCTGGAAATCATTGCTGAACAGTTTAACCGTAAGGCTATCCCGACATTGTACCGAATGAATGGCTGGGATGATACACAGACATGTAAGCTGGTTCATAAGCCAATCGGTGCAGCTAGTCTGGCTGATCTTGGTGGGTACTTGCAAAATATTTCCAGTTATATTGTTGCTGACGCCTCACTAGAGAACGCACTACGCAAACGTGCTGATCTACCAGAGCGTGACGACAGCAGCACATTCTTGGATACCCCTGTCAATGTCCATCAGGCAATATCTCAACGAATCGGTATGACCAAGAACGCTGACAAGGAAGCTGCTACAGCATCCCCAGACGAGCTTGCTGAGCAAGATGATGCGATGGTGGACAACCTGATGAAAGCTCTTGACGGAAACTACCAAGGAGAAGCGTAATGATTGATAAAGACAATATGATTAAAGCCTTCTCCGAATTCCTTGAGAAACACTTTGGTGAGACACAAGCTGAAGTAGAGCCAACGATTGAAGTGGCTAAGGCAGTGGATGTAGAGAAGCGGCAAGCATTGTTTGTGGCACTAATGGCCCACAAGGATGAAACCAGCTTCGATCTACATGGTGATACATACGATGCAGAAGAAGTTGAGAAGGCATGTCACTCTTATAACACATCTTGCATGAAAACTAATCTGGGCCACGTTGTCATGGTGGATGATAACGTCTGCTCTGTCATCGAAAGCTATATTGCTCCGGTTGATATGCAGATTGGTGATCAATATGTCACTAAAGGGTCTTGGCTACAAGTGTGGCAGTTTGCTGATGATGACCTTTGGCAAGGTGTTAAAGCGGGTGAATGGTCAGGAATCAGTATTGGCTGCATGGCTGAAGTAGAGGAAATCGAATGAAAGCTAAGAAGCGACTAAAGAATTTTGATTTCTCTGGACAGAATGCACACATGGCTCTAGTAGATGAACCAGCCAACGGCATCAAAACACTCATCACTAAAGCTGTTGACATTGATACGATGACAGATGTCCAGAAGGAATCACTAAAGCAGATCATTAAGTCTGCAAATGGATTTAGCGAGGAAGAAGCTCAGGCTTATATTGAGCAGCTTTCGGCTAAAGATGCTGGCGGGGACAATCCTGTTAGCGATATTGAGAAAGGCAATGTTGCCGACAAAACACTCCCCGATAATCAGGAGAATACAATGAGCGAAATGATTGAAAAGAGTGCTGTTGAGGCTCTTATTCAAAAAGCTCTCGAAGAAAAGCAAGCTGAGATCGAAAAGGCTGTAGCTGAGAAAGAGAGCAAGATTGAAGAGCTGACCAAATCCCTGCAAGCATTTGAGGCCGAAAAAGCTGAAGCCAAGAAAGCTGAGTATGTAGCCAAGGCTGCTGACTTCGAAGTGCTAGGCGTAGAGGATAAAGAATCTTTTGGCGTAGCTCTGATGAAGATGTCTGAACAAGAAGAACTGGCTGGCGTAATGGCTGTGCTGGAGAAGGCTGTTCAGATTGCTAAGGGCGTAGAAGGTCTTGGTGAAGTTGGTCACGACCTTGAGCCAGAAGAAGAACAGATTAGCAAAACTGCCGAGCTTCTGAAAGCAAAATACGGCAACAAGTAATTTATTAGGAGAATATAAAAATGACTCGAATCGCCACAGAAAACCCACGTATTTCTGATCTCGTTAAGTATGAGCAAGCGCCTGAGCATGGATGGTGCCGTGATGATGTTGTCATCAATGTTGCTGCTGCTGCCGATTACAAGATTGGTACTGTTTTGGGTAAAGTAACCGCAACCGGTAAATATGTTCCAGTTAATGCCGCTGCAGTTGTTGGTCAGGAAGGTGCTGAGGTTGCTGCCGCTATTCTACTTGAGAACGTCTCTGTAGCTGCCACCACTGACACCACTGCAACTGCTGCTGTAAACGGCGCAATGATTGTTCGTGATGGTGGTCTGGTGTTTGTAAACACACACAGCACTGCTGAACGTGCTGCTGCTGTTGCTGCTATTGAAGCTCTAGGCATCAAAACCCGTTCTGGCAACTAAGAATTATTTTTAAGGAGATTTAATAATGGCAACTGCTCGTGATTTTCAAAACCCATACCAGCTTACAGACCTAACCAGTGAGATTCAACTGATCCCTAATACTTGGGGTCTGGTTACTCAGATGGGTCTATATTCTGATATTGGCGTATCTACCAATACCGTAACTCTCGATAAGGTTAACAACACCCTGACCCTGCTGGGCGATTCCCGCCGTGGTACTCGTCACAACACCGAAGGTGCTAATGAGTCTGTTGAGACCTATGCGTTCAGCATTCCTCACTTCCAGATCCATGACCGCATTGAGCCAAAAGATCTACAGGGTCGCCGTCGTCCCGGTACTGACAACGAAGCTGATACTCTGGCTATGGCCCGTATGCGTAAGCTGGAACGTATGCAGAAGCAAATCGGTATCACCAAAGAATACCTCGCCGTACAAGGCATCAAGGGTAATCTGGTAACTCCAAATGGTAACACTGTAGCTAACTACTACACCTCTTTTGGCGTATCTCAAAAATCTGTGGATTTTGTTCTGGGTACAGCTACTACAAAGGTTGGTGATAAGATCGAAGAAGTGATTGCACACATTCAGGACAACATCCTGTCTGGTGATATCGTAAATGATATCGTTGTACTGTGCTCCCCAACCTTCTTCCAGAAACTGGTTACCCATGCTAAAGTAGAATCTGCTTACCAGTTCTACATGAACACTAATCAGGGCTCTGGCGTTCAGGTGTTGCGTGATCGTCTGGGTTCTGGTCTGTACCGATCTTTCTCTCACCAAGGTCTAGTGTTCATTGAATATCGTGGCAGCTTTACGAAGCAGGACGGTACTGTTGAAGCTCTGATCGAAGCTGATACCGCTTACGCTGTACCATTGGATGTTAGCGACCTCTTTGAGGCGTACAATGGCCCAGCAGATCATCTGGATTTCGTTAATACGCTAGGTGAAAGCATGTATGCTTGGGAATACACTGACGGACGTGGATTTGGCTACGACATCTTTGCAGAGTTCAATACCCTGCACTTGAACCGGATGCCCCAAGCTGTTGTTAAGTGTGTAACAAGCAACTAAGCATTCTTGTCCAAAGCCTGTTAGGAAGTTCTTGACAGGCTTTCCGCAAGTGTGTTTAAATAGCCTTTTTATTTAAGGAGGCTGTATGAGAAAAGTATACGGTGTTGGTACAAATGACGCTAATTATAAAGTTACCCAGTACGCAGATGTAGACGGGAAATACACACAAGTCTGGAGGTGTCCGTATTATAGTGTGTGGAAGCATATGTTATATCGTTGTTACCATCCAGCATACCATAAAAGACAACCAACTTATATTACGTGCACTGTTTGCCCAGACTGGTTGATTTTCTCGAACTTTAAGAAGTGGATGCAGGAGCAAGACTGGGAAGGTAAACAGTTAGATAAAGACATACTGGTGGATGGTAACTTAGTTTATGGCCCAGAGTTTTGCGTTTTCGTTGAACAATCTATTAACAAGTTCTTACATGACGTTAAAGGGAGACTTGGGTCTTTAAAATTGGGCGCTCATTTAGATGCCCGCAAACATAAGTATGTAGCGGCTTGTAGCAACCCCTTTGAGGGTAAGCGTGAGGTGTTGGGTAGATTCGACACTCAACATGAAGCTCACTTAGCTTGGAAGTCTCGAAAACACGAGCTTGCTTGTATGCTTGCTGATTCTGACTTAGTTACAGATGAGCGTGTAGCACAAGCACTTCGCACAAGGTACTTGTAACAAAACCAAAAGCCTCTCTAACCAGAGGCTTCTTCAGCCGGAGCCTCCCACACCACTCGGAACAAATTCTTCCGACGTAATATCCAGCAACGACACATCTTCGTTCACATTACCTCGCTGACATATTCTTTTAGGAGGCTACATGGCATTCACATTCAACCCAGATTTATCTGACACGATCTCTCAAGTGAGATTTCTTATCCAAGATGTGACGGAGGCTGCTCCGTATTTCCAAGACGAAACAATCTCAGCCCTACTTCTGACCAATAACAACCGTGTCCTAGATGCGGCTAAAGGTTTGGCTCAGGCACTCTGGACACAATATCTACACAAAGCTGATGTGGCTGAAGTGGATGATGTCCGTATTGAATATCGCGACAAGGCTAATCAGTTTAAGATGCTCTATGAGGAGTTGTCTAAGCAAGCAACTATTGCTAGATCCTCTGGCGTACTGCCTATCTTCTTCGGTGGTATTGACCGAGCACAGTTTGATAATACACGTAATGATAGCACCACTGTCAAACCATCCTTCACAAAAGGTGGTATACAATTCGATAAGCAATTCCCTGAGCTATATCCAGTAGACGAAGAACGATATTGGCCACGTTAAGGAGGGAATATGTTTAGAGAGAATATCAAGCGTGAGATTGCAAATGCTTGGATAAGAGAGTTTGGATCAAACCTTACGTCAGTACGTTATCAACGATCTGCTACTAATGGGATATTTGATCCGGTAACGGAGTCATATACAGGCGGTACAAATGGTATTGACCAGACAGTGAATGGGATGTTCCGTAACATTAAATCCAGCCTAGTCGATAAGCTAAACCTTACAATGGATGATCGTAAGTTCACTGTCCTGCAAGATGATGTCACATTCACCCCAGAAGAGAATGATGTATTAGACGGTGAGTGGCGTGTCGTTAAATATGACGAAGATAATGCCAGCGTCTTTTACAACATCTATGTGAGGCGTGTATGAATGGTTGGGATGATCTTGAGGAATGGATAGAGGAAGAGGCTGAACGTATCGTCAAGAAGGCTAAGACGGAAGCTGGTGAGATATTCCTAAAGCAAGTTACCACGCCATACGATGCAGGTAATACTCCTGTGCTATCCGGTAATCTTCTTGCTAATACTGAAGTAGGTATTAATCGTGCTCCTGATGGACAGAATATGTCTGAAGATGAGTTCGGACGAGAGACCTATTTTGACGGTAGAACTAAACTAGAGTTTGCTGATGCTTGGGACAAGATTTATATCGTCAACGCAACTGAGTATAACATCCAAGCTGAATTCACTGGTTGGAAAACTAAAAAATTTGGTACTACACCACCTTACCGATATTGGCAAACATCTTACAACAACATGCTGGAGGCTATAAATAAATGAATCTACAGCCTTCTGAAATCCGTTCACACATTATTCAACACATATCTGCAAACTATACAGAGACTCCTGTTGAATATCCGCCAAACCCTTTTAAAGAAAACAAAATAACCGAATGGGTGAGTGTCCATATTGACATGGGTGAAGGCTATACAGTGATGAAGGGGCAAGGCACTACAACAAGACATCTTGGTCTAATTCATTTTGCTGTAAATGTTAAAAGGATTCAATCTGATCCAAGATCACTTGGTACAAGACGTGTCTATGAAATTGCAGATGCTGTGCTTGCTGCAATGGAACGTAAGCGACTAAACGGATCTGCTGTTGTAACTAGAGCAGGACGTGTTGACACATCCGAACTAACAGATAAAACAGGCGAGATTTCTTTTGCCTTGGTTACAATTCCATTCTTTGTAACGTAAAGCATCCTTTGTCCATTTGGACAGATGATCCTCCCTGTAGGTAACAGGAAACAATATATTGTTTAAACTTTAAATCTTCTAGGAGAACACTACATGAGTTCATCTAACCTTGTTTCGGTAAAGTACGTACCGGAAGTTACTTATGATACAGTTCCAGCCAACTCCCTTGATTGGAAATATACACGTTTCACTGGTGAGTCACTGTCTGCCACTGCTGATACAACCACCTCTAGTGAAATCCGCCGTGA